AGACAATGCAGTCTCAACAGCAGTAAATGCATTAGATACAGATGATATTGAAGAAGGTGCATCTAACCTTTACTTTACAAATCAACGTGCTCTTGATGCAACCTCAGCTGCATATGATGCAGCAGGTGCCGCTTCTACAGCAGAAGCAAATGCTAATACTTATACAGATAACGCAATTAATGGACTAGATACAGATGACATTGAAGAAGGTACAACTAATAAGTACTACTCAGATACTCTTGCCCGTCAAGCAATAAGTGCTGGAACTGGTATTAGTTATAATACTTTATCTGGTGAGATTTCCGTAGACAATACAATTGCAACTCAATCTTATGTAGATACAGCAATTGATAATCTTGTAGACGGAGCCCCAGGACTTCTAGATACACTTAATGAAATCGCAGCAGCAATTAATGATGATGCAAACTACTTTACAACAGTAGCAAACTCAATTGCAGCTAAGCAAGATACTTTAACTGCTGGCGCTAATATTGATATTACCTCAAATACAATATCTGTAACTGGACTAGATACAGATGATGTAGCAGAAGGTACAAATCTATACTTCACAGATGCTCGTGCAAGAAGCGCAGTAGACGGAACTGATCGTTCCTTTACTTCTGTTGAAATTAATGAGGTTTCAAAAGAAGTTGCAGCGACAACTGGAAATATTGCAACAGCAGCAGCTACAACAGCATATGCTTGGGCAAAAGCAGATTATCGCAGTGCCAAGTTTATGGTTAAAATTAAAAATGGATCACACACAGAAGTTTCTGAACTACTAGTTACTTTAGACACATCTGATAGTGTTTATCTAACAGAATACGGAATGTCATCAACAAGCGGAACATCTCTAGGAACTATTACAGCAGATGTAAGCGGATCAGATGTGCGTATCCGTGTAACACCAGCAAATAATAACTCAGAGGTTATTGTAGCTGGAACATTGTTAATATAATTAAATAATAGGCTAGGGGAGAGCCTGAATCTCCCCACAAAAAAAATTAGGGGATAGTGAACTTAATGGCAACAACAGATAAAGATTTTAAAGTTAAAAATGGATTAAATGTCGCAGGAACTGCCACATTTGACTCCAATGTCGTATTGGGAACAACCCCCCTTAGATTTGATACAACAACAAATAAACTACAAATCCAGTTAAATGGAGAGTGGAAGCCTATTGCATTTACAGAAGACCTAGATAATCAAATTGGATTTACAGATATAGGTTTAGCTATAGATTACAATGGTTTACCAATATATACAGTTCAGGCAAATGGAGTAAACACCACAGCAACAAAATTTGCTGATGGAGGAAGTCCAACAACCTCAACTTATGGTATAAGTTTTGACTCAGGTTCTTTAGTTTAAATAAAATAATGCTATACTTAGCAAATAAGGGGTAATAAAATGTCAACAGTAAGAATTCAGTTACGCAGAGGCACAGCAACCGAATGGACAAATGCTGATACTGCTTTAAACTCATCAGGCGGTCTTGTATTAGCTGCTGGTGAAATGGGTGTAGAGACAAACACCAGAAAAATTAAAATTGGCGATGGTTCCACACGATGGAGCTCATTAGCATATGTAGCAGCAGACTCACCTGCAATTAGTGAGATTGCACAAGATGCAATTAATGATGCCCTTTCAATGGGTTCAGGTTTAACAAAATCTTACAACGATAATACAGATACAATTTCTATTGCAATTGATGATTCTGTTGTAGCACTTAAGTCTTATGTAGACTCTGAAGTGGGCGGATTACAAAATACAGTAACATCAGATTATGTATTAATATCAGATGTAGGAAATGCAGGAGGACCTGCAAAGTTAGATGTAGATGGAAATCTATTAGTTCCTAAATCAAGCATTATTTTAGAAGGATCATCAGCAAATGATTATGAGACAACTCTAACAGTAACAGATCCTACAGCAGATAGAACAATTACATTGCCAGATGCTTCAGGAACTGTAGCAGTTTTAACAGGTAGCGGAGATTTAGTTATACCTGGAAATCTAACTGTAAACGGAGATACAACATCATTTAATACAGCAGAAATGCTTGTAGAAGATAATGAATTTGTATTAAATTCAAATGTTTCAACAGGAACTCCTACAGTAAGTGCTCAGATTTCTGTAAGACGTGGATCATTAGACCCAGCATTTATTCAGTGGAATGAAACAACCGATAAATGGGTAGCAAATTATGGTGAAGCTAATGCAAAAGAAATAGCAACACTAGACGATGTTGAATTTATGGGAGACACATCAGAAGCATATGCGGATACTCAAATAGGATATCACAATGGAATAAGTGTAAATGTTCATGGAATAGCAGACACTTCTTTATTAGTAATACAAAATGATTTATCAACAGCAATTTCTGATCATAATTTAGATACAACAAGCGTTCATGGAATAGCAGATACATCTGTTTTGGTTACTACATCTGACCTTTCATCAACCCTATCTTCAGCTGAAAGTTATGCAGAAACTCAAGTAACAAATCATAATTTAGATACTACAGATGTTCATGGAATATCAAATACAGCAGATTTAGCAACAAAAGGTTACGCAGATCAAGCGGTATCAGATCATAGTGGAGACACAACAAATATTCATGGTATTTCAGACACATCTGCTTTAGCAACAAAAACATATGCAGATAATGCAGTATCACAAGAAGCAATTACAACTGCATCTAATTTAGCTACAGCAGTATCAAATCATAATAATGCTACAACTTCAGTTCATGGCATTGCGGATACATCTTTGTTAGCAACTACATCTTATGTAGATAACGCAGACTCAGATTTACAAGACTCAATAGATCTAAAAGCACCAATTGCAAATCCAACATTTACTGGAACAGTTTCTGGCATTACAGCAACCATGGTAGGACTTGGAAACGTAGACAATACTTCTGATTTAGATAAACCAGTTTCTACCGCTACACAAACAGCATTAGATCTTAAGGCAAACCTTAATTCTCCAACATTCACAGGTACAGCAACAACAAACCATCTTGTTGTAGATGGTGACTTTACTGTAAATGGTACTAATTTTGCAGCAAGTGCAACATCTATTACAATTGAAGATAATATGGTTCAACTTGCACATCAAAATGCAGCAAATACAGTTGATCTTGGTCTTGTTGTAGCATACAACGACGGCTCAGCAAAGCATTCTGGTATTGTTCGAGATGTTTCCGAAAATAAATGGAAGCTGTTTAAAGGTGTAGCAACAGAACCTTCAACAACAGTTGATTTTACAGAAGGATCTTTAGATGATCTTAAAGTTGCAGCATTCGAAGCAACAACTGTAACACCTTCAAGCGGTGTAGTGTTCTCAGATGGAACACAAACAAAAGAGGGTGTTCCTTCAAGAACCCCGATTATTTCAAAGACCGCTGATTACACACTTTCAGCATTATCTGAAAGAGATTCATTAATTGAAGTTGATTCTTCTTCAGCAGTAACAATTACAATTCCAACAAATTCAGCAGTAGCCTTCCCAGTCGGAACTACTCTTGATATTCTTGGAATAAATACAGGATTAATTACAATAGCAGGAGATACTGGAGTGACAGTAAATGCTACACCAGGATTAAAATTACGTACACAATGGTCATCATGTACTCTATTTAAGCGTGGAGAAAACGCTTGGGTAGCTTACGGAGATCTAAAGGCATAGGAGATAAATAAATGAGTAAAAGAGCTGGAAGAAAATCTCAACAGTCTAATGACTTTTTAGAGCCATATAAACCAATAATTACATCAGTTACAGATGTAGGTACAAATAGACCATTTAATGATGGGTCTGCAAGCATAGCATTTGAATTGCCAGCAGGATCTCCAGATGCGACATCTTTCACAGCAACATCTAGTCCTACTGGATTAACAATAACTGGATCTTCATCTCCATTGGTTATGACTGGATTAGCATCAAATACTAATTATACATTTACAGTATATGCAACAAATTCTTATGGAAATTCACAAACATCAGATGCATCCTCATCTACATTAATTACAACAGTACCATCAGCACCAGTATCTCCTTCCGTTTCTTCAACAGTTGCCGACAGGGACGATGTTTCTTGGTCAGAACCATCTAGTGGTGGTAAATCTATTACATCATATACAGTAGTGTCTTCAGATGGACCATCTTATCAAAATATAGCAGCAACGTCATATCAAGTTTCAGAATCTGGTGGAACTACACAAAGTTATACAATTTATGCAGTTAATGCTAATGGAACATCAGCAGGAGCATCTACAAATTCAGTAACTACATTCTTTTCTCCACCATCATTCTTTGCACCTCCAGGGTTCTTTAGCCCTCCAGGATTCTTCAGTCCTCCAGGATTCTTCAGTCCTCCAGGATTCTTCAGTCCTCCAGGATTCTTCAGTCCTCCAGGATTCTTTAGTCCTCCAGGGTTCTTTGCACCACCAAGATTTTTTGCACCTCCAGGGTTCTTTGCACCACCAAGATTTTTTGGACCTCCGTATTTTGGAGGAGGAGCCACCTGCTTACACGAAGATACACCAGTAACAGTTGTTGGTGAAAATGACTCAATTGAATATAAACCTGCAAAAGATGTTCAAGAAGGAGATTGGATATGGGCAGTGGATATAGAAGAACTAGATCCAAATGAACCAGCATATTCATCATTATTCTGGATAAGCCCTACAGCAACCTTTAATGGTTTAGTTAAAACAGAGGTTATTAATAAATATACTTCTTTAGCTGAAGAAACAATAACCATTAATAATGATCCAAGTTCTAGATTTACAAAAGAACATCCAATGTTTATAACAAGAAATGGAGAAAATACATTCGTTTTAGCAAATAATTTGCAAATCGGTGATATTTTATCTAAGCATGATAATCAAGGCAACATATACTCAGAAACAATAAATTCTATAGAAACTATTGTAGAAGAGTGTGCAGTGCTTACATTTAATGCTGAGCCATATGATTTAATTTATGCAAATGGCATATTAACTCATAATAAATAATATAGACATATAAATAAAGTTTTGCTATAATTATTTTTTAAATACTAGCAGAAAGATATTTATTTTGGAAAAATTAGAAGTAGGATATGGCATATGGCTATACCGCAACGTATTTCCAGACAATCTTAATTTAATTACAAGAATAGAAAATGCTATTGATAATAGTAATGGAATTTATTCTTGGAAAGAAGCAATGGTTGGATGGAAACAAAAAATTCCAGAGTATAGAAATTGTTTAGATTTTAAAGTTTCTAAACCAAATAGTACATCAATAACTAAGAATAAAAGTTCAGTAGAAGTACAATCAATTTGGCAAGACTCCTACAATGCACAAAAAGAATGTCTAGATGATTATTGTAAAATGTATAGAATAAAATTAGATTATTGGGAATCTTTTAACTTTGTTAAGTATGAAGAGGGCCATCATTTTGAGGAGCACTCAGATCATGGAGATGCCTATGTTTGTACTGTATCTGGAGTAGGATATCTAAATGATGATTATGAAGGTGGAGAATTATTTTTTCCAAAAATTAATATATTTATTAAACCACAAAAGGGAGATCTATACTTATTTCCATCTTCATTTATTTATTCTCATAAATCAATGCCAATAAAGTCAGGAACTAAATACTCAATAGTTACAATGTTTGATTATAACGATAAGCACCATAAAGGACAATAATGTTAAATAATGCTGAATACCTAGCCCCAGGAATTATAGTTTATAGAAATGTATTCCCAGAATCAATGAATTTAATTCAAAGATTAGAATCAGAACTTTCAAAAGAAAATAATCCTTATAAATGGAAAACTGCAAAAACTGGGTATAATTTAGAAGATAAAAGATATAGAGATTGTGCTGATTTTAAAATTAAAAGTAACCCACAAGGTTATTTAATGTTAGGCGGAGAAAGCGTTACGCCAGAAAATAAAAAAGAAACAGAAATAGCTTTAGAAAAAGTTTGGCAAGACTCTTATAGCGCACAAATAGAACCAGTAGAAGATTATAGAAAAATATTTGGACTTGCACCATTAAATTATTGGGAATCTTTTAATTTTGTTAAGTATGGAGAGGACCAGCATTTTCAAGTACATTCAGATCACGGATATTCTTATATTTGTGTTTTATCTTCTGTTGGATATATTAATGACGATTACGAGGGTGGAGAATTATTTTTTGATAAGTTAAATTTAAAAATTAAACCAAAAGCTGGGGATCTTTACTTATTTCCTTCATCTTATATTTACTCACACGCAGCTATGCCAGTTACAAAAGGGGTTAAATACTCTATAGTTACAATGCTAGATTATTTAGAGGCACCACACACCCCAGAGTACAGAGAAATAGAAAAAAGATATACAGAAAATTATTTATAATGTATAAGATTAAGGCTTATAAAAATATTAATTCTGCAGATATAAAACAAATTAATATTAAAAGAGACTGGATGGACAATACTGTAGATGGACACGCATACAGATGTTTTCCAGTAACATTAGCAAATGGATTAGGATGGGGTTTATCTTTTCCTAAAGATATATCTTTTATTTGGGACGGAATTTCAGACACCTCTGGAAATCATGTAAAAATATTAGAAGGAGAAGAGTATTGTTATACAGAAAGAGCAAATGCTACAATTAGTTTCAAAACAGGTATAATATTTGAAACAGATAAAGACGTAAGCTTACTACAAATGCCTGTCCCAAATATGTTTATAGATGGAGCACAAGCATTTACAACAATAATGAGTACATCTTTTTTTAAAGGAGAATTTCCCTGTGCTCTAAGAATAACTAAACCGTTTACAAAAATTACAATTAAAGCTAATCAGCCGTTTATATCAATAGTACCAATATCTTTAACTAATTTACAAAATTCAATAATAGAAATTGATGATCCTAAGAATATGAAAAATAACATATCTTTAGATGAAAAAGAACACTTAGATGTTGTTAAAGAAAAAACAAAAAATGGAATATGGACCAATTTCTATAGAGATGCTGTTAATTATAAAGGACAAAAAATAGGAGAGCATGAAGTTAAAGCAATTAGACTTTATGTTAACAATAATGAATAAAATAATATTTCATTCATCTAGACCTTATAATAAAAATACTGAAGAATATTTACCCGTGCCTTCAAAAACAGAAATTCCAAACTGGTTTTCTAAAGCTAGTAAATATTGGAAAAACATGGATGGTTCATATATTGTAGATCATCTTGGTGAAAGAGGACTCGGTTTTAAATCATGCCCAGCACTTTTAGATTCATTTTCTATTGGTTATCTTTTAAAAACTCCATGTGATTTAGCATTTTATGAAAAAGATGGAGATATACATGTAGAAACCCCCAAAGGATTTGAAGAGTTTTGTGCAAGAAGAGAAGAGATGCCAGAGTTTGTAGTTCCACATGGATATAGAAAAACACATTTTCATTGGTGGCCAAATTGGTCAATGGAGACCCCAGAAGGATATAGCTTATTAGTTATAAATCCATTAAATAGATTTGATTTACCATTTTTAACAACTAATGGTATTATAGATAGTGATATGTACACAATTTCAGGACTTATTCCATTTTTCTTAAAAGATAATTTTGTAGGATTAATTCCTAAAGGAACTCCATATGCACAAGTAATTCCTTTTAAAAGAGAAGACTGGAAAATGGAACCTATTTTTCATGAAAAAAGAACTATGATAAAAAAACATGTTTTTACTGCAAGAAAATTTAGAGTAAAAGGCGGAGGAATATACAAAAAAGATATTTGGAAACCAAAGAAATATGAATAAAGGAGACTGTTATGTTTGAAAATGCAAACGAAAAAGATATTATACAAAATTTTGATGCCGTAAATGAAAACAAAGATATTAGAACTGCTAGAAAATCAATAACCCCTTCTGGATACTTTGGTTCTTCTTCTAATATGATTCAAGAAATAGAAAATTTTTTAACTGAGGAAGAACAAGAATTTTTATTAAATTTTGCAAAAAATAATAAAATATGGGACGTAACAGAATCACATTATAATGAAAATGGAACTATTATATATGACCATAGGCCTTGGGAAAATAGAGTCGCAACTCTTAATACATTAACAAAAGCAAACCCAGAAGTAGTTTTAATGTTAAGAGAAATTATAGAAAGATTGAAACCAGTAATTGAATCTTTTTATAATGTAGAAGCTACACCTACACACCCAGCAATTGTTAGATGGCCTAAAGGTACATATCAATTCCCACATGCAGATAAAGAGTTACACGAGGGCCCAGACGCTGGAAAAGAAAATGATTTTCCATGGTATGATCTAGGAACTATTTTTTATTTAAATGATGACTACGAAGGCGGAGAACTTCATTTCCCTAAACAAAATATATCTTTTAAACCAAAAGCAAGAGCAGCATATTTTTTCCCTGGAGATTTAAATTATATACATGGAGTTAATGTAGTAAAGGAAGGATGTAGATATACATCGCCCTGGTTTTGGACTATTACAAAATTAAAGGATAAAAATGTATAATATAACAAAATATAAAGATGATGTATTTACAATAGATGATTTTTTAACTGAAGATGAGTGTAAAAGAATCATAGATTATTTGGAAATGTCAGTACAAAATAATTATATTAAATGGAACCAGATCTCATTTTATGAATCTTATGCTATGGGATTTTGGGAATATGATAATAATTTAATTCCTTTTGGATTTAATCCAAAATATTTTCATGAGCTTAAAGAAAAAATAAAAAATGCTGGTGAAATCTGCTTTAATAATAAATTAAGCGAAATTAGTTATCATGCACAAAAATGGACAGAGGGCGCATTTGCAGGATTCCATTCAGACAATTCAGATGAACATGGAAACCCAACGGCTTTTCAAAGAAGTAAATATGCAATTTTTTTATATCTTAATGATAATTTTGATGGTGGTAATTTAAACTTTGAACACTATCCAATTAACATAAAACCAAAAGTAGGAATGTTAGCGGTTTTTAAAGGCGGATATAAAAATGAACATGAAGTAACAACAGTTAAAAATGGTGAAAGGTATACTATTGGATCATTTTGGGATGACGCAGACGCAGTCTACACAGATGAAGAAAAAGCTAAATGGGAAGTTGAATTAAAAGAAACAAGAGCTGGTCAAGAAGTTATGTATAAAAAATGGAAATCTGATAAAGAAAATGGAATAGTTCCAACTTATAAAAGTAAGTATGAAAACTAACAGGAGAAAACATGAGCAATAATATGGAAAGAATAGTATTATATCCAAAGGTAGAGGTATATAGAAATTTATTAAATAACGTAAATGATTTATATGAAACTATGAAGGAATCAGAAAAAACATCAGACGGAAAATATTATTTAAGAAAATGGGATAAATGGTCGGTTTTTGGAACTTATACTCAACAAAAACACGAGGAGTCAGAGCCAAGAGAATACGGTCAAATGTACGATAGAGAAAAACTATTATCTGATGAAGTTTATAAAGCGTATAACATTGCAATAGATGCATATATAAAAAATAATAATGTTGTCATGCCAGAAGGAGCTCAATTAATGTCTTCTTCATTCTCTAAATATAAAAAAGACTTAGATGTTTTAGAAAATAATTTAGCCATGCAGTACCATACAGATTTTAAAATTTTTGAATCAGAGTGGCCAGGGTCAAAATTTTTTCTAACATGTACAACTTACATTAATGATGATTATGAGGGTGGAGATATTGAATTTTTTATAAATGGAGAATTTGTTTCTCACAAACCAAAAGCAGGAGACATTTTAGTTTTTCCTTCTATCCCTCCATATTTTCATGGAGTTAAAACAATTAAAAGAGGAGAAAAGTTTTTTGTAAGAAATTTTATCACATATCTTTCTGAGGGTTCTAGATCTTGGTTAGAGAATCAAAAAATATACGGACCAAGAGAATGGCTTCAGATGGAAGAAGATAGAATTAAAAGAGAGATGCCAGAAGCAATGCTTTATTTTGAAAATGGAAAACAGATACAATATTCAGAGAAAATAAAAAATAATGAAAATAACAACATTAAATGATAATATTATTTACTATCAGAGTTTAATAAATGATATAGATAATTTTATTAATTTAATAAATAATATAGAAGAAGAATATGTTTATCTTTTTTCTAAATGGGAAAAATGGTATGCCAGCAATGCAGATGTTTTATATGGAGAATCTAGAGAATCTTCTTTTAGTAGTATATTAAATAATTGTAAAAAGGAATCAGATTCTTTTTTTATTGCAAAAACTATCAAAGAATTAGTAGATTTTTGCATTAAAGATTATTGTGAAAAAACAAAACAGGTCCCAGGATATTTGCCAGATCATTTTACAATTAAAAAATATAATACCGATGCATATATGGGTCCACATGTAGATACCGAAGATTTATTTGATAAAAAACAACCATCTATATCTATGGTTTTTTATTTAAATGATGATTACGAGGGGGGAGAAATAGAGTTCCCTAATCAGCAAATCAAAATAAAGCCAGAAGCTGGAAGTTTAATTATATTCCCGTCCTATCAACCATATATACATGACCCAAAACCAGTTTTATCTGGAACCAAATACATGATACCTCTTTTTTGGTTTAAAGAAAAGTTTTGGTAGATTTATTTTAATAATTAAGGTATAATAAAATAATGTCTTATAAAAATGTAATTGTAAAAGACTCACCAATAGGATACTGGCCGCTGTCTGAAAATACTGGCACAACTATAATAGATGAATCTGGATGCAATAATAATGGAACAGCGTCAAGTTTAAGCGTAGTAAAAATACCACTAGTTTCAGACGGATCATCAGTAGCTAGGCTGATGTCAGATTCAGTATATTTAATATTTAATACATTAAATAGCTATTCTCAAGAATCACTAACGGTTCCTGGATTTGCAAACAAATATTCATCTGACAATGATTTTAGTTTAGAGTGTTGGGTATATCCACAAATATCTGACCTATCAGAAATTGCAATCCTAGCAGATATAGATAATGAAATAGGAATTTTTTGGGATCAGGGAAATATAGTATTTAAATTAAATAGTGAAACGTTGTCATATACAATCCCAGACTTTAATCAAGCATTGCACATAGTTGCCACATATTCTGTAGACAGAATGTCTATTTATTTAAATGGAAGTTTGGCTGTATTCAAAACATTAGAAAGTTTTTCTTTTTCAAATACATCTCTTGAAATACAATCTGGACCAATAGATGGAGACGATAATTATTTTATTTTAGATAATGTAGCAATATATAGATATGCTTTAAACGAAAATCAAATTTTAAACCATTATTCGTATACTGGATATACCATACCATATCAAGTTGTAATACCAGACGACGGAGAACTTTTTGAATTTGTAGATAGTCAGATGAATAAAACTTTTACATATTCATACCCATACAATAAATCATGGGAAGGATTTTTAAATGAAGATGTGGTGTTAAATAGATCAGAAAATTATATAGAAATATTAAAAACAAATACTGTTGAAAATAAAGAATTTATAATAGAAGATATAATTTCTATACCATCAGCAATACCAATGGACTCATCAAAAATAGAATGGGCTGGACACAATGGCATTTCTGTAGAAACAAGTATAGATGGAATTACTTATGAACAATGTGTTAATGGACAATCAATACCTCAATTTTTAACAAGTAGCTTTAGCGATTCAAAAGTTATTTATTTAAAAATTACTATGTCGTCTACCGACACGTCGAAGTATTGTCCAAAACTATATAGCCTAACAATATCATTCTATAATCAGCAAATAATGTATTCTAGAAATGGAAATAGCTATTTATCAAAAGTTGAAGATTGCGACGCATACCTAGGGACAGAAAAACACCCAATATCTTTTAGAAATAATAAAAATGGAATCTTGGTTCCACTAGATTCAGGATTTAAGATAAATACAGATAAGCTAGTAAAATCAATAGAATTTTTCTATACGCCATACGATAACTTTCTTTCTGGTCCATCAACTATACCAGGATCAATAATTAATGTCGCTTTATTTGGAGACGGGGAAGCAGCAAGTTATTCATGGGATAATGGATTTACAATATCCAAAACCAATATAGAATCATTATATGTGAACACAGTAGACTATACAAGCGAAACCAATATGTCATATATATTTGCCCCAGGAAATCTACACCATGTAGTAATTTCATTTTCTGACTCAGTAACTGGAGAATTAATTTTTAATATAAATCAAGGGGATGGACCTAAAGCCCTATACCAAAATCTATCCCTATATACAGAAACCTTAGACTATAATAAAATTAAAAACCACTATAGTCTATATTTAGGAAAGTCTACCTATACAGCAGAAACTTCTGCCACCAACCTGTCAGAAAATTCAGTAAATTTATATAATAATGACTGGCTTGTGATACAAAACTCATAAATCTGAACATACTGCTGACAAGATATGGACTTTAACCAAGAATAATGGTAGAATAAATACCTGATGGATATTAAAAGAGTAAATCAAGAACTAATAGAAGAGACTATTCTAGGAATTTATGTCTGGGAAATGCCAGATGGTAGATGGATAGGCGATGATGATGGAAATTTTCTTTCTATTTCATCTAAAAAGGGAAACCGTTCTAGAATCGATGCACTTGCTAGAGAAGTAAGATCATATGGAATATATGAAGGAAAACCTAAATTTTTATCTGGTAGACGTAAAATAGATGATGAAGAATTTGAATATCAAAAACAAAGACTTGAATGGGGACTTACACCAGATCCACTAGATATTGGTGTTTATAAGGATTCATTGAAAAATGGAGGAAAACCGTAATGGAATTTATTGATGAAGAAAATAATCTATCTCAAGAAGTAAGTATATCAAATTCAGCAGATTGGTTTAAGTTTAATAATAAAGAAGTTACAATAGACAATGATCCATTTAATATTGATGAAGACTCATTAAAAAAAGTACACGGACTTAGTCCAGCTTTTAGACGTAAAATGTCTAGAGAATTTTCAAAACGTTTTATCGGACAAGAAAAAACTGGAACTCAACAAAATTTATTGCAACAGGCTGTAACTGGCTATGCCATGTTCGACCTAGTACAACCAGTTTATAACTTAGAATATTTATCTAAAATTTATGAAATATCTCCATATAACTATGCTGCAATTAATGCAAAGGTTGCAAATATTGTTGGATTAGGATATACATTTGTTGAAACTAAAAAGGCAAATGATGCATTAGATAATATTGAAGATCCAAAACAATTAGAAAGAGCTCGTCGTAAATTAAATAAACTAAGACAAGATCTAGATAATTGGCTAGAGGAAACAAACGAAGAAGAAACTTTCACAGAAACTTTGATAAAAGCATATACTGATCTTGAAGCCACTGGAAATGGATATATTGAAATTGGTAGAACAAGCGCTGGTAATATTGGATATATAGGACACATTCCTGCAAAAACTATGCGTGTTCGTAGACTTCGTGATGGCTTTATTCAATTGCTTTACGGTAAGGCAGTATTCTTTAGAAACTTTGGAGATCAGGAAACACCTAATCCAATCGCAGGGCAAGAAGATCGTCCAAATGAAATTATTCATTTAAAGAAATACACACCGATGAATAACTATTATGGCATTCCAGATATTATTGCATCACAAAATGCTATGGCAGGAAATGAGTTTGCTGGTAAATACAATTTAGATTATTTTGAAAACAAAGCAGTACCTCGTTATATTATTACTGTAAAGGGTGCCAAGTTATCACCAGAATCAGAACGTAAGCTTCTTGAATTTTTCCAGGTAGGACTAAAAGGTAAAAATCACAGATCATTATATGTGCCACTACCAGCAGATACAGCAGATTCTAAAGTTGAATTTAAAATGGAACCAATTGAAGCAAATGCTCAAGAATCTTCATTTAATGTATATCGTAAATCAAATAGAGATGAAATATTATTAGCCCATAGAGTTCCAATTAATAAAATTGGAGTTCCAGAAGGAGTAAGTTTAGCTTCTGCTAGAGATGCTGATAAAATGTTTAAGGAGCAGGTATGTCGTCCTGCACAAGATATTTTAGAGAAAAAATTAAATAGAATTATTGCAGAAAAAACAGATGCTGTAATTCTTAAATTCAATGAATTAACTCTAACTGATGAGGATACTCAGTCTAAAATTGATGAAAGATATTTGCGTATGCAGGTTATTACCCCTAATGAGGTTAGAATTAGAAAAGGTATGATTCCAATGGACGGCGGAGATGAGGTTGTTGTTTTAAAACCACAGCAACAATCAGAAATTAGAGCCCAAGCTGGAAATTCTAGAAATAGGACTCAAGAGAGATCTGCAAATTCCCCAGATATTTCAGGGGAGGCTAGAAATCCAAAAGGTGAAGGTCGTACCACCGCTTAATTATTAGGCAACTAGTTATTTGCCTTTTTATATATAGAAAGATAAAATTAAGCATATGAATATTGAAAAATCTTATTGGTCCAGCAATGGCGAAAATATCAATTTATCAGTTCCATTCACAAAAGTCAATCGTGAGAAGAGAACTGTATCAGGTTTTGCAACACTAGATAATCTAGATCAAACTGGTGATGTAGTTACAGCAGAAGCATCGCTTAAAGCGTTTGAGAATTTTCGTGGCAATATTCGTGAGATGCATGGACCAAATGCTGTTGGTAAAATGGTTTCTTTTAAACCAGAAACATTTTATGATCCAAAAAGCGGAGAATTTTACCATGGAGTATTTGTAGATGCATATATTTCAAAGGGTGCACAAGATACTTGGGAAAAAGTTCTTGATGGAACACTTTCTGGATTTTCAATAGGCGGAAAGATTATCGAATCAGATAATGAAGTAAATAAGTCAACAGGACAAACAGTAAGATTTATCAAAGATTATTCATTGATGGAGCTGTCAGTAGTAGACTCTCCAGCAAATGAACTTTGTAACATATTGTCAATTCAAAAAATGAATGGACAACTTATGTTTAAAGGTATTGCAGCAGAAACAAAAGTAGAAAATATTTTTTATTGTGAAGATAGTGATTCTGTATTTATGTCAACAGAATCAACATTTGTATCCCCAGTAAGTGGCAAAGAAGCAGAACTAATTGGTTGGGTAGAATCAAATGATGTTAATAAAGCTAAAGAAATAGAAAAGATTCTTGCTTCATTCAAGAAGACAAGATTAACGTTGCCTGAAACACAAACAATTGCAAAACAGGCAAACGAAGAAGGAGGTAATGAAGTGTCAGAAAACACAGAAACAGTAGCAGTAGAAGAAACTGCTCCAGTAGAAGTTTTAGCTCCTGCAGTAGATGCAGTAGTTGAAAAAGCTGTTACAGAAGATGTAGTAGCAGATACTTCTGCCGAAATCGTTGAAAAAGCAGCAGACGTCTCAGAAGTCGTCGTTGATGAACCTGATTTTGCAAAAATGTTGGGTGATCTAAAGGGCTTTTTCTCAGAAACTCTAAGCAAGGCTTCTGAAGCAAATGCAGCACAAGTAGCAACTCTTAAAGATACAGTTGAAACTTTTAGCAAGAGCGTAGAAGGCCGAATCTCAGAGTTGGCAGAGCAACACGCAGAACTCAGCAAGTCTGTTGAGAATATCAAGAACACGATTGATGGCGTACAAAAGCGTGTCGATGCAGTAGAATCAGAGACTGCAATAAAGAAGTCCTCTGACCTTGGCGGGTCTCAGGAAGTAAAAATCCAAAAATCAAAATGGAACGGTTCTTTCCTCGGTTCCGTAAACGAACTATTTAAATAAAGGGTAGGTGAAATAAAAATAATGAGCAATGAACTATTAGAAAAAGCAGTTGCTAGTGATACAACAGTAACTGGTACATTTGCTTCAACAACTGGTGGAGAAGGAATCCACACTGGGTCTGAAAATGGCAACGGTGGTCTTCTAAATCCAGAACAATCAGCACGTTTCCTCGACTATATGTTCGACGCAACCGTAATTGGTAAAGTCGCCCGTACAGTTCGCATGAAGGCTGATACAACTGAAATTGATCGCATGGGCGTAGGCGAAAAGCTTATGAAACTTGCAACTGAGGCTGACAACACTGCAGAAAACGCAGCTGTTACATTCTCAAAGATTTCTCTTTCAACAAAGAAACTACGTCTAGATTGGGAACTTTCAACTGAGTCTCTAGAAGACAATATTGAAGGTCCAGATCTAGAAGATCACATTGCCCGCTTGATGGCAACACAAGCAGGTAATGATATTGAAGATGTAATTCTTAACGGAAATACAGCTTTGTCATCTGATGCTCTATATAAGGCATTTGATGGTGTAGTAAAGATCGCAAAGGCAAACGGACACGTTGTAGATGCAGGCGGAGATACAATCTCTCGTGCAGTATTCAATGATGCTCTAAAGGCGCTTCCACGTAAGTATAAGCAACGCCGTACAGATCTTCGCTTCTTGTCAGGTTCAAACTTGATTCAAGATTATCTATACAATACTTCACAGAATATTCAAAATGTTAACCCACAAGATATTGCTTCTGGCATTATCCGTGGTGAGGTAGCTCCTGTATCTGGCCCAGCTGGATATGTAGCTCCATACGCATTTGGTATTCCAATTGTTGAAGTTCCATTACTACCAGAAACACAAACTGGTACATACTCAGGAACATCTGGTTCACACGGAGACGTCCACTTGACATTCCCAAATAACGTAGTTATTGGTATCAAGCGTGATGTAACTGTTTACCGATTCTTCTGGCCACGTAAGGACTCCATTGAGTACACAATGTATACTCGTGTTGGTGTTCAAATCGAGCAAGCAGACGCTTGGGTAGTTGTAAAGAACGTTAAGGTTGCTTCTTAATTAAGAATTAACCAATTGAAGGCCCCCAATTAATTTTGGGGGCTTTTCATTTAAATTTAGTAATGCTATAATTAAATAACTTAGACTAAGGAGAATATATGTCATTTGAGACATTAAAATTAGCTGAAATTAAAAAAGTAGCCGAAGACTTTGGCGTAGATATAGAATCAATAAAAAGTAAAAATGATATTATCGCAGCTTTAGCTGAAGAGGGTGTCACATGGGCAATATATGAAAAAACAATTAAAGATGTAGCACAAGCATCAGAAGAAATTGAAGTATTACCTAAATTTGATCCAAAGAAAAATCAAGATAAAGATTCAGTCTTGGTTAGAATGGAAAGAGCAAACTTTAGATACGATACTATGGGATATACTTTTACACAGGAACATCCATTTGTAGCAATGTCAGAAGATCAAGCTCAAGCAATTTTTGATAAGGAGGAAGGTTTTAGATTAGCCACACCAAAGGAAGCACAAGACTTCTATAACTAATTTAAGCCTTTAAAATGGCAGAGATATATAAAGATACAGTTACTCCAGTAAAAACTAAAATATTTTGGAATAACGAAATAGTTAATGCTGATAACGACGAAGTTACAGCTGAAATTTATGACATAACAAATGATATTTCTATAGATCCGCCAATTGATCCAGAAGCCATAATTTCTACTATGGATGCAGATAAAGTAGAAAATGATAATGGAACATATCAAATATCATTATCAAGATATTACACAAATAGAAATAGAAAATTTAAAATTGTATGGCTTTATAATATTGGCGGATTAAATGGAGAGCATTCAACATATCTAGATGTAGTTACTCCATACTGTAGTTTTGCTGAAGTTATAGATGATTTAGAATTAGGAACAGATCCTTCTGATCCAAAATATAAAACTTATCACGAGTTGTCAATGGCAGAAAAATATGCTCGTAAAATTATAGAAGATTATACTGGACAATCATTTTATTTATATAATGATGAAGAGATAATTTATGGTAATAATTCTGACGTATTGCCATTGCCATATAAAATAAATGAAATATATCAAATATATGCAGATGATATTCTTTTAGTAGATAATTTATCCACACCACCAGTTAATAATTGGGGGTATACTCCAGTAATTTCAGAAACTGGATTTGGAATTAGATTAGATAGAACAGAACTTGTTGATAATACTGTATATGTGGCAAACGGAATGATTCCTCCATCAATTAATGATTTGTATACTGGACAAGCTTTTAGAAAAGGTGTCAGATATAGAGTTGTTGGAAAATATGGATGGGACACAGTACCAGATGAAGTTGAACAAGCAACAATTCAATTAATTGGACACTATTTTGGAAAAGACAGAATGTGGGCAGATAGATATTTGAAGAGTGTTTCAACATTTGATTGGGACTTTGAGTATAATGATGCTGTATACAGTGGAACTGGATGCGCTTATTCTGATAAATTATTATCTGCTTATGTTTTATCAAATATGGTGCTTATCTAATGTACGATCTCATGGAAGCTGTGCTATCCATGAAAATGGATATATATAAACAATTTGATAAACAAAATGAAGATACTGGTGCAATAGTCAAAGAGTGGAATTATTATAAAACCATAAATTGTCATGCTAAAGGAGTTATAACAAACTCTGCTACTACCAGATCTGGCGATAAGCAAATATTTAATAATAAATATACTAACGAACAAATAATTCAAGTAAGAACATCTGAAAAGCTTACTGCTAGAGAAAAAATTACTAATATTAGAGATGCAGATGAAAATATTATTTGGGTAGAAATAGATTATCCAACAGAGACGCCTACCGTATTCGAGGTAATGGGAACTACACCAGTAACCGATCCATTTGGATATGTCGTTGCATTTAACTCCACTTTAAAGAGATCGGAGAATCAACAAATTGGAATCTAACGTAATGCTACTGCAGGCAGCATCTGGACTTGAGAGATTAATGTATAATAAAAATCCTAAAGGGGATATACAGGATAGCAATATTGCTCAAATCTCAGCAGCATTATATTATCAAGCAAATGTAGTGGCTAAATTAAGCAATAGCAAAAAATTTAAATCAGCATTTAAAAAAATTATATTTACTCAAATAGATAAAGATTTTGGAGAATATATAGACTCTCAAGCAAGAGCAAAACCAAGATCCCTACATCATGTTTATGAATGGAAAAAATTTGGTAATAAAAATGCTAGATTATTTAAATTAACATTTATGGATTCTGAAGGAATTTCATTTAAAATAGATTATCAATTTAAAGCATCCACATCCATGGTTCCAGCACCACAAGGTAGACGTAGACATGTATTTGCAAATAAAGCATCTGTGATGGAAGCTGGAATGCCTCTTAAAATTGCTCCACGCCATTCTCAGAGGCTAGTATTTGAATCTAATGGTATTACAGTATACATGCCTAAAAACGCTTCTGTGACCGTTCAGAGGCCTGGAGGACCTGGTGTTAAAAATCAATTTAAATTACAATATTCTAGATTCTTTAGTAGTGAATTAGTAAATAATTCTATTAAAAGATCTGGATTTAAAAATCTATTTAATTCAGAGTCAATGAAGGCTCTTAAAATACCAGCCTCTATTAAAAAAATTCAATATTCATTTTCTCCAAATACAATTAGGTCAATGGCGGACGCTGCAGTAGAATCATCATTTGGAGGAGTAGTATTATGACAGTAAATTATAAATTAGATGCAATGCTAGAAATTAGAAAGTTTTTATGGTCTGAACTAGTAGACGCTAATATATTTGATGAGGACGACTATTATAGCGATAATGTCGGAAGCACAATTGTTCCAATAATACCTGTTCAACAAGCAGCAGAAATGAATCAATTTTTGAGCGGAAAAAAGCATATCATTTACGATAAAATAGGAATGTCTTATGAAGACAACTGGCTGATATGTTGTGAGCAAATTTTATTTACCATATATTCAACAGACATATCTGAAATAAATGAAATTAGAAACTTCATGACAGATGTATTTAGAAGGATGGACGATTCGGCTAGAGATATCAATAGATCTGGGTCATTGAACGATAAATTTAAATTCCATAGTATATTTATAGCAGACATATCTCCGACAGAGCCTTCAGAGGAACTACAAGGATTTTTGTCTACCGATGTAATTATAGAGGCTAAATATTCAAGAATAACAGATTTAAACGGCAGATTCCAGTAGATTGCTTTAGGTCTTAATATGCCGTATTATAGGCTATGAGGAAAGAAGCCTAGCCAGCTTTGGTTTTTAAAATATATATATATAGTTTAAAACACAGGAGGTAACAAATACTATGGCACAATCCGTAGGTAATGCTACGATTCAGTAACTGTAGATCAGTTGCTTGATACAGCTAAGCTGTTCAAGTCTGCAATGGAAGTTATGATCGCAACAGAAATGTCAGAAGGTACTCTAGAAAACATCGTAGCAGTATTCGGACAACAGGCATCATCAATTTCAACAACAGGAACTGGAACATCTAAGAAAGATACATTAGGTTTAGTTGCAGGTGCTCTTGGAGAATCTCCAACAGAGCGTCAACTTATTGCAGTAGGATTAGCTCCAACCGCAAATTCAACTGCATCTGAGCGTGTATACTATGCACGTCGAGTTTTGTCTGTACAACAGTCACAATTCTCACTTGCACGTACAACTCCAACCACATTCCCAGTAACATTCCGTCTTCTTCCAGATGCTAACTACTCTGGCTCAGAATACGGCAAGATTATTGACCGTGTATTGGTAGCATAAATTTAATTAATTTAAATTGTAGAGGCCCCCATTAATTTGGGGGCTTTTCTATTTGTAGTGATAATGCCATTATGTTATAATAATTAAGACAAATCCGAGGAGGATAAATTGGCTACAACAGTATACGATGTAGAAGAAATTGAACTACAAAATGGCTCTAAAATTAAGTTAAAGCCTTTAACAATTAAAGCCCTAAGAGAGTTCATGCTTGAAATAAAGAAAACTGAAAACTCAAAAACAGAAGATGAAACATTAACAATTCTAACTACAGCATGTGGTATTGCAATTAAATCACAAGTACCAGAATTGGTAGCAGATAGAGATAAATTAGAAGATGCACTAGATATGCCAACCATTAATCGCATTCTAGAAGTATGTGGTGGAATTAAACTTGACGACCCAAACCTTCTAGCGGCAGCGGTTCTGGCTGGGCAGAACTCGATTTAGCCGCATTATTAGGAGAGGTTTTTCTTTTAGGTAATTGGAAAAATTACGAAGAACTAGAAGAAAATCTTTCAATGCCAGAGTTAATACAAACATTTAAGGCAATGCAAAAAACTGAAGATGAAAAAAGAAGATTCTTAGCATCACTTCAAGGTGTTAACTTAAATGAAGAAGAACAAACAGAAGGTCCTACATTTGATGATATACGAAGAAAGGCCCTAGGAATAAATGCAAAAGGAGATGATATAGTGTCACTTCAAGGTCAGTTTGCTTTAGAGGCTGGGTTCGGAATAGGAGCAGGTTTAGGATACTCTAAGGGGTAAACTATAATAAATGGCTGAAGAACAAATAGTAACACGAATAGTCGCCACGTCCGACTTTTCAAATCTTATTGTAGATCTCAATAAGGTATCTTCAGCCTTAACAAATCTTCAAACAAAATTAAACGCAACAAATAAAAACTTATCAGCACAAGTTGCTGTAATGAATCGTTCTTTTGCCGAGACACTTCGAAGCACTGGACAATTTTCTACACATTTTGTTAATTTAACATCTGATGTAGATAAGTTTGGCTCTCAATTAGATAAGGGCCAAATTAAATTAAGACAGTTTTTTCAAGTATATCAAAGTCATTTAAAAACTAACGGCGGACTAATCAGGCAATTAGCACAACAACAGGTGCAGCTACAGAACGCAGTACTCCAGCCATTAGGTAAAAATGCTGAAGGATTAATGCAATATAATGTGCATATTCCAACAGGACTTGATAAAGTAAAGAGTAAAACAGCATTAGCAAGACAAGAATTACAGATCATGAATCGTGTAGTTCAAGAAGGTGCTAATTCATTAATTAACTGGGGTAAAAATACACAGTGGGCAGGTCGTCAGTTAACAGTAGGCTTAACAATACCGTTAGCAGCATTTGGTAAAGCATCAGCAGATGCATTTAGAGCAGCAGATCAAGAATTAACAAGATTAACTAAGGTATACGGCGGACTTGCTGCAACTTCAGCAGCAGAATTAGCAAAAGTAAGACAAGACGTAACAGCAACTGCAACTGAATTATCTAAAGCATATGGATCATCATTTAAAGAAACATTAGCTCTAGGTGCTGATATTGCTGCAACTGGTAAACAAGGAAATGAATTACTTGGATCTATAAAAGAAACAACACGTCTTGCTGTACTTGGTGAAGTAGATCGTCAAGATGCAATGAAAGCAACTCTTGCAATTCAATCTGCATTTAAATCAAATACAGATCAATTAGCAGAATCAATTAACTTTTTAAACGCAGTTGAAAACCAAACATCAACAACTCTTAATGACTTGGTAGAAGCAATTCCTAAAGCTGGTCCAATTATTAAAGGACTTGGTGGAGACGTACAAGATCTTGCACTTTATCTTACAGCTATGCGTGAAGGTGGAATTAGCGCATCAGAAGGAGCTAACGCATTAAAGTCAGGCCTTGCTTCTTTAATTAATCCAACAAAAGTTGCAACAGAAATGTTTGCAGGATTTGGAATAGATTTAAAGGGTATAGTTCAAAAAAATGCAGGAGACACAACTAAAACTATATTGGCTTTACAGGCAGCATTAGATACATTAAATCCTTTACAAAAACAACAGGCTATTGAACAATTGTTTGGTAAATTCCAATTTTCAAGAATGAATGCTTTGTTTGAAAATCTTGGAAAACAAGGAAGTCAGACACTACAAGTAATGGATTTAATGAATGCAAGCGCTGCAGACCTGGCTAATATTGCAGGTCGAGAATTAAGTATGGTTACAGAATCTGCTTCTGGTAAATACCGTAGAGCATTAGAAGGATTAAAAGCAGATCTAGCTGGCGTTGGCGAACAATTTTTAACTATTAATACTCATTTAATTAATATGGTTGATGGAATTTTACAATTTGTTAATAAACTACCAGGACCAATTAAATCTATATTAAGTTTATTTGGCGGACTAACGGCTGTAGCTGGTCCACTTATTATGTTAACTGGTGTACTTGGAAACTTCTTTGGCTATATCATAAAAGGTGTATCACATTTTAGAGCACTATTTAAAGGTGGAGAAGGATGGAGATTACTCACACCAGAAATATTAGCTGCTAATAAAGCAGGTGCACTTGCAGAAACAACATTCTATAGCGATGCAAAAGCTGCAGATATATTAAATCAAGCAATAACTAGACTATCTGCTTCATATACAAAACTTGCAGCGGATGCAAATAATGCAATTATAGCAACAAATCCAGGAGTATCAACAGTAGGCGGAACACCATTAGTATTAAGTAAACAAGAAAGAATTGCAAATCCAGCGCATCCTCTTATTGGTAAAATAGATGAAAGAGCTGCTGCTCATTCTAGGCCAAGAGGAAGAATGACAAAGTCTCAAAGAGACGCACAAACAATTCACTCTGTTACTCCTAATCCAATACTTGTTAATCAAAAAATAGGACAGGCACCACAAATCTTTACATATCAAAATATGCCAGATATTCCTGGATTGACAACACAAGGTGGAGTATCAACAGGTATTGTTGCTGGAGAAGCAGCTAAGTGGCACTCATTAATGGCAGCTCTTTCTATGCAAACTAAGCAAGAAGTTGCAACATTAAAGAAAGAAATTTCAACAACAGGAACAGTAAGTCAAGAGTTTTTGACAAGCTATTCTACAATATTACCAGCAATGACTAGAGTAATAGATAATGCAGTACTTGAATCTCAAGCAATTGTAAGACAAACAATGGCTGGTAAAATGCGTGTAGATCAAGCACAAGCAGAAATTATTCGTATCAATGCACAATTAGAACAAGCAATGATACAGACTACAACACAAACAGCACAGCAAATGGGTAGAACTGCAAACTTAACAGCAGTTCCATTACTAAATCAACCTATAGTTGATAAATCTGGTAAATCTAATTTAAGAGAATTGTTTAGATCAGGAAGACCAGTAAAACGAATGCTTGATGCAATTGCTAGAGCAACTGGTGTAAAGACTTGGGGTGGCGGATATTCTATAGAAACTACTAACCCAAAGAGAATGAATCGTGGAAGCATAGTTCCAGGAACAGGAAATACAGACAGCGTCCCAGCAGTTCTTACTCCTGGAGAGTTTGTTGTAAATAAAGAAGCTACTGCTGCTAACTTACCTTTATTGACTGCGATCAATGAGGGTTATGGAAAAGGCGGACCAAACTTTAATGATGGCGGACTATCTGATTTACAATCAGCACACTTAATGAGATCTTATCAATTGTTAGAAGACCCAGCAATTCAAAAGGCATTAGTTGCAGCAGGACAAGATCCAAAGAGATTGACCAGCTTAACATTCCAAGGATTTGGTCAGGGAACAACTGCAGCGATACCTAGAAATATAAATAATTTAATGGCTATGGCTTGGGATGGAAGTAGTGCAGAAAGATCAATCAGAATAGCAGAAAATATGAAGCTTCCAAGGCATTTACGTGGAGACATAATTCCACTTACAAATTCTGATGCACAAAGGGTGTCAAAATTCTATAAAGCAATAGGTATCCCTGCTGTTGCTTCTTTCTTTGACCGTAAAGATTATCAATCTGATTTAATAAAAAGAATTGCTGTTGCAAGCGCAAAAGCTAGAGGTGTTTCTTCAACAAAAGATTTTAATTTATTCTATCAAGAAGAATTAGCTAAAACCACAAAAGCATTTAATCAAGGAGCAACTCATCAAGCAATTACAAGAGGCTTAATTAATGAATTTATTGTTGATCCAAAAACTTCTGAATTCAGACCTGACGCATTAAAGAAAGCTTATGTAACAAATGTATCAAGACAAAGAGTAAGGGTTAGAACAGGACAATCTGTACCATACTCAATAAATAGAGGATCAGAAGAGTATTCAGCAAGACAAGCTGCAAGATATGGTGGAGGTAGATGGTCAAATCTATTACCTCTAACAACTAAATTATTTGGCGGAAGACTCAGAATGAATTCTGGAGGACTTGTTCCAGGATATCAAGACGGTGGACCAGTTAAACCTTCAATGCTTGGTGGTATTGGACAAAACTTAGGATATATGGGCGCCATGATGGGCGGAGCAACATTAGGTGGACAATTTGGTGGCACAATGGGATCAATTGCTGGTTCTATTCTTGCTCCTGCAGTATTCACATCACTTACTCAAAAAATATCTGCAGTAAACAAACAAGGAATGGCCTCTGCAGGAATCTTTTCAAGATTAGGTCCAATAATATCAAATCCATATGTTATGGCTGGTGCGGCAGTAATTGGCGTAACCGCTGGATTAATGAAATTAAAATCAAGAGTAGAAGAATTTTCAAGAATAAATAGATTGGCATTTTCTGGCGGAGTAAAGCCAATTAAAGATTTTGATTCTGAATTAAAGCAGGTTATTAAAAATATTGAAGATACAAGAGCAACTGCAGAATTATTACATGCTCAAATGAATTCAGCTGGAATTTCTGGATTAACATTAACAATTAAACAATTTGCAGATTTAAGAGAAAAAGTTAAATCTACACATCCAGAACTTGTTAAGCTATTTAATCAAACACCATCAGATAAATTAAGTCAAGTTGCTGAAGGATTAAAAGCTCAATTTGTTGCAGCAGGAGACTCAGCTGCAAAAGCAAATGCTAAAATTGCAGCATTGCTTGCAGAATCAGGTAAGGCTGGATTTATACAAGTAGTATTAGGCGGACAAGGTTTAGCTGGAATAACAGATGCAAAAACTGCTATAGATTCTATGCTCAAGTCTATGTCAAGGTTTAAAGACGCAAAAGATAGAGCAGCAGGAATGCTACAAATATTTACATCTATGGGAGACTATATTGGTAATGCTAAAGATAAATCAGCTGCATTAAAAGAACAATTCGATGCAATAGGAAAATCTAATCAGGCTAATGTTAAGTTAACAGAACAGCAAATAAATGAAATAGCTAAAACAAACCCTATGCTTGCTGCAATATTAAGCACATCTGATGACATAGGAACAGCTTTGGCAAAATGGAGACTATCCCTTGCTGGAGTTCAAAGAGATTTAAATGGATTAACAAATCAACAACTAAAAGATTTTGCAGCAGCATCAGAAGCAATAGGTGCTTATTATAATAAATTGCTTGATGTATCAAGTAAAGAAGCTCAAAGCAATATTATGACTGGCAAACTTGCAAAAGATATTGATGCATTTAATAAAAAGCAACAATCTGCAGGTAAAATAACTGTACAAAATTTACAAGATCAAATTGATTTAAAAAATAAACAAATTGATCAAATTAAAAAAGAAGGCGAAGCAAGAAAGAAAGCCTTAAGAGACCAGCAACAAATTGAAGATGTTAAATTACAAATTCAACAAGAGCAATTAAATTATCAAATAGCTCTTGCTTCTGGAGACATGGCATCTGCTGCACAGGCTCAAATAAATATTCAAAGACTTGTAGGACAGCAACAATTAAAGGCAGCCGAAGATGCTATAGATGCAGCAGTACAGGCAAAGATAGATGCATTACAAGCTCAAATAGATGTATTAAATAAAAAATCAACAGCAGCATCAAATGCTGCTGCAAATAATAAACCAAAAGAATCTCCATATGCTTCTACATATCAACAAATTCAGGGAGTATACAAAGAATTCTCATTAGGTAATATAGATGAAAAAGAAGCCATGAAGAGGCTTAATGATTTAATTAGACAGTTAGAGCAAACTCCAGGCGGAAAGAAGTACTTAGCAGATCTAGGTGTAACAGGATCAGCAGGAAACTTAGTTCGTGAAGATAGAGAAACTAGAAGAACAGATATTGATCCTAATACAACACAAGGCGCTGCTTTATTAAAAGCACTACAAAAAGGATCAGATAACCTTGTTGTAAATGCAATTGGAAAATCAAATCAATATCTAAAAGATATTTTAGCTGCAATTAAAAATGAAGGAGTTAATCTAGATGCAGGAAAAACAGCATCAGATAAATCATATGATTCTGTATCTGGAAAGACTGCAGCTGGTGGATTAAATACTACTGGTACAGCTAAGGTTTATGATGCTAAAACATTAAATGCAGCAGCAGGAAAAGCATTTAATGATAGAAATTCAGCATCAGCAGCAGGCGTTGGTAAGTCATATAGGCTATTTAGTTTTGGCGGTAAAACCTATGCAGTAAGCACTGTTGACGGATTAATATATGAATTTGATACAAATAAAAATACAACTTCTAAGAGCAATGTTGGCGTAGCCACACTTGCATTAGGCGGAATGGTTAAGAGATATTCTTCTGCAGGATATGTATCTGGTCCAGGTACAGGAACATCCGATTCTATTCCAGCAATGCTTTCTAATGGTGAATATGTAATTAGAGCAGCAGCAGTTAAATCTATAGGAACCCCAACACTAGATAGAATTAATAAAATGGCAATGGGTGGCTTAGCAACAAAATACAATATTCCAAGAATGTCCATGGGTGGAAGAGTTAATATGAATCAAGCTGGATTAGCCTCTACATCTAATTCATTATATAATATTAATGTTACACTTAATGGAAGCAACCTATCGCCAGACGATGTTGCAAAAGCAATTGAAGCTAGAATGAGAATGATTGAAACTAAAGAAGGAAGAAATAGGTTATTTGTATGAGCGCATTAATTGTTCCAAGAGGATCTATTCTTCAAATACAAGGTTACGATTCAACCACTAATGGCGGCGATGGCACATTAAAATATAATAAAGTAACAGAACATAATAGATCCCAGTTTGATATCACTCCAGAAAGAATAGAAAAACAAACAAGAATGGGAAATGGTACATTAAGAAAATACTTCGTTGCAGATAAAAAAACTTTTAATTTATCATGGGATATGTTGCCATCATACAGAACATTAACTGTAGATGGAGCCTGGGGAGCAGAAGACTTAAGGACATTCTATAATAGCACAGAAGGAAAATCTTCTTTTAATATTAGGATAAATTTTGCAAAAGATGGAACAAATCAGGAATCAGTTAATTACGAACAATACAGTGTAATGTTTGGAGAATGTAATTTTATCGTACTAAAAAGAGGCCTACAGCCATTTTGGAACGTTTCCTTAACAATGGTAGAGGTTTAACATGATAACTTCTTCTACTGCATTAAAAAATATATTTTATAATAAAGCCAGCGTTATTATTAAATCTGGGTGTTATATTGAATATAATATGAATACTATGTTAGATGGAATATCTGTTACAAATAATATATCAGACTCTTTATATACTTCACAAATTGTTAACGCAGCAGATCAACAGGTATGGCCAGCAAGTAGACCAAATCCATATAAAAAATTATTTCCTGTAGACTCTATAGTAAAACCATTTAGACCAGAAAATTCAGGAATTAAATATTTTATATTAGAAAAAGTTAGCAACGGATCTGGAACAGATGTTCCTAAAAATAGTTTTTCTTCATATAGATCAGTCAGCTATCCAGAAAGCCAGCCAAGAATATATTATCCAGGAGCAAGCACCTATTATAAATATTGGGTTACTCCACAAAATACTGGAGTAGATGTAACAGTTAATTATTTAACATCTGGTACAAAATTTGCCCTAACAAATAAAATAGTTATTAAATTTGAAAAGACACATAGCTTGCCATCTTCATATACAATTAAAATAACTAAATCAGATAATACTCAAGAAACAATTGCAAGTTCTTTATCTACCCCAGCAAATGGAATAGTAAATTTATACTATAATGGAACTACATGGTCAGCAAATCAATTATCAGAACCATATTCATTTGCTAACCCAGTATCTATAAAATCAATTAATATCACAACGCCAAGCGCAGGAACAGATAGAATTATTGGTCTTATTGAAATTTCTGCAAGATGGGTAAAAGATATATCTGACGATGTTGAGTCATTTGATATAAGCAAAGAGGCATCATCAAGCTCAGAAGATTTATTGCCAGTTGGCAAGGTAACATCAAATAATATATCTTTAAATTTAATTAAATACAATCAAACATCTTTGCAATATGCTTCCTACAATAGATCTGTTGCCTTAAATTCTTCTTTAACTTATATGGTAAAGAATGCAAAATTAACTCCTTATTTTAAAATATATCATGCTGACGGAGCAATAACTGAAGGTTTAGAAAAATATGACAAAATATATCAAGGTCAATTTTATGTAGATGAATGGAATATCGGTGCATATGGAGAGGTTTCTGTTAATGCATTAGATTCGGCAAAGTATTTAATGGAAGTGATATGCCCAGATGTTCTATGTGAATTTTACCCAGCTACAGCAGTAATACGTAGACTTTTAGATTCTGTAGGATATACAAATTATAAATTTAATCTTACATCAGAAACAGACTCTTCTGTTCCCTTAATTAATTATTTTTGGACAGATGGATCAAAAACAGTCTGGGAGTATATCCAGGAAATATGTAGAGATATACAAATGAATGCTATTGTTGATGAAAATGATATTTTACAATTTTATAGCAGAAATTACATGTATGGTCGTACAACAAAAGATTGGAATTTTTATTACGAAGCAGAATCTAGTATTTTGCCAAACATAGTTGATTTTTCACAAAAAGAAATAGCCTCTGCAAATCAAGTTAAAGTAATTTGGTCTACTCCAACATCTACTTCATATTTAGGAACATCTGGACCTCTTTGGCAATCACCTACTAAATTTTTAGTAGCAGGAGGACTTCTGGAACCTCTAAGCGCTTCTGGTAATCAATATCTAGCAATTAAATTTGAAACATTAGATAAGTATAGTAAATTTCAATCAGGATTTAATTTTAATGGATACTTTTTAGTAGATTCTGAAATAATTGAGTATGATGCAATGGGATATCAATATGTTCCAAAAGATTCAAACGACTTAACATTTATTAACATATGGATTGAAAATGCTGCTGATTTAAATAAATATACAAATTTTGCAAAACCTGGATCAGAAAATATAGCGTCGGATATTTATATTAAACCAAATGGTAGATATAGAATTAAAACTAGAGGAGCTTTAGGTACTACAGCCGCAGCACATAATTCTAGTGGTGTTCCATCAACTCAGTATGCATGGACAGGAGTTTTATTATAATGAGTACGTATACAGCAATACTTGATTTAGTTATAAATCCATCTGAAAATGGAGCAGTTATTACTGCAGAAACATATCCAGGTTTAAGCGATCCTACTAATTATAATGTTCTTATTATTAGAGAATTTGATCAATATGAAACGACAATACAAAATTTTGATACACAATCTCAACCAATTACAATAAGTAATTTATTAAGTGGAACTTCTTATAAAGCAGTTGTTATACCATCTTTAAATGGAGTGTTTGATCCAAGAGGTCGTTGGGAAAAAAGATTTAGCACTTTAACAAATTATGGAGGACAAACGGTTTCTCCAACAAGGCAAGATTTTAAAGTCAGCAAATCTTATTTACAACTAGCAGTAACCGAAACTCAATATGCAAAAAAACAATCTGCTTTATTTTATAGAGATTTTGATTCAATAGAGGTACCTACAGTTAAAACAGTATCTTCTGTTAATGGAAACTCATATAATACTGGATACTTTTCTTTTGGAACTAGTATATTAATGGATAATATTTTAGATAATACCAAACAGTCTGGTGGGATAGGATTCTTTTTAAATAGCTCTGGAACTAGTGGCTATTACTTAATTTTAGAATCAACTACTTCAGCTTCAGCTGTATTAGATAAAAAATCAGTAAGAATAGAAAAATGGGTTGGAAGCAATAAAATTCCATTAAAAGAAATAGGTACAAGAACTGAATCTACTATAGAGGGTATTTATGGAGGAAGAACATATAATATTGATATTAAAGTTAAGATTGATAATCAAACAGTATTTATTGATGCTTTTATAAATGGCTACAGAATATCAGCCACAGATACAACATATAAAATTAATAATGCTGTTCAAGTTAAATCTGTTATTTTAGCACCAAGTAAAAAAATTGGATTAGTCTGTTCAAGAGGTCAAGTTGCATTTGATTATGCATATGCAAATACTTTAAAAGATTATCAATATGATGACAGATTTTTAGAATTAAATATATATCAAGGACAATTTAGTAATGATTTAATAAATACTTCATACGGAGATTTATCTTACATGGCAAATTACGGAGAAGATGAGATTGCTTCAGGTAATAAAAGGGCTACTGCTGTTGATGAGTTTGGAACCGTAATAAGAGAAATTGTAAAAACAGATGTTTCTTTTTCTAAGAGACCATCATATCCAGTAAAATGGAGTACAGGAATAAATCCTTTTGCTAAAATACTTGGGCAAAAAGTTTCTAACTTTGGATCTCAAGCATTTGTTATGAATAATACATCTACCACTATTCCTTTATCAAACGGGGCTGAAGCGGCATTTGTTTTATGGGGTAATGATCTAGGAGACTCTGGAGAACTAATATATAGTACAGATGAACTAAATGATTATGTTACAAAAGAACCAGTTACATTTAAATCATTTTGGTTACAAAATGAGGCAGATGTAAAGTCTTTAGCAAATTGGATTAAAAACAATGTTATTAACAGAGGTAAAATAGTTAATATGAAAATATTTGGAAACCCTTTAATTTCTGTAGGAGACATTGTTTCAATTAAATATACTTATCAAGGACTAGCAGGAACAGAAAGCTTCATTGTTACAGAGGTAAAGCATAGATATTCTGAAGGATTGGAGACGGAGTTATCCTGTAGAACTTTATAGTTTTAAAATGGTATAATAAAAAATATGGTAAATTCAAATAAAAGAAAAGACTTAAAGGACTTAAATAGAGGCCAAGTAATAGTCCTTTCAGAAGATAGTGTAGATAGGATTATTGCCTATCCAACTGAATATTTAACCATAAAAGGCGGGTCAATTGATTATTCTAAATATCTAGCATCTAGTTTATATTCAGGAGAATCAGACGGAGAAAATTATGTAAATGAAGATGGAGAAAGACCTGTTGATGGAGGAGATCTAGAGGAGATATACCTAGATATACCAGAGCTAACAGATATTGAAAGTATTACATATGAGCCATATTTTGACGCAGCAACTAAATCACAAAAAATTAGAGCTATATTAAAAATAAGAAACTCTAGCAAGAATCCATCAAATATTGACGGTGTAGATGCTAGAATATTTAATCCAAGTGTTATAGTTACAGCAATAACACCACAATCAACAAATAAATCAGTTGCGTTTACAGCGCCTACACCAGGAACACCTTCAGTTTATTTCAAACGAAATGGAACATCAATAGCTTGGGGTTGGAACAATGTTTCTGGACTTGGATCATTTTCAGAAGTAAGATATGATTGGATTATAAGTTCTTCAAGCTCTCCCACTGCTCCTGCACTCGAAAGCGGATCAGAAACATATTCAACTACTAGTTCTTATAATATAGGAAATAGTGGAGTTATGAAAACATATAGAGTAAGTTCAAGGGATGGAGATGTTGATGCAACTTCATCATTTAGATGGCTTAGAGTACAAGCAGTAGTTACAGGAACAAATGGAATAGAATATTCTTCATCATATTCTACACCAATTTAAGGAGAATAATGATTACAAAATTTGGAAAAAGATTTTTAACTAATCTAATTGCAGGAAATACAAAAAGTTTAAATAAAGATATTGCAATAGGTATAGATCTTACAGAAGCAACAGAAAACGATACTAGACTTGGATTTGAATTTTATAGAGTACCTGCTTTATTTGGATCAACAGAAATTCAAACAGTTGATAATGTATCGACATATTCTGTAATATTTAAAGCATCTATTCCTCAAGATGTTGAAGGGGAAATAAATGAAATAGGATTGTATCCATCTGATAGATCTTCAATTAATAATTTTGATAGTAAATTTTTAACAGATTTTTCTAACTATTTAGACTGGACAGATGAAGACTTATTCAAAGCAGATTTTTCTACCAATAATCCTAAAATAGGAAATAATATAATAGTTATGCAGTCAGATGGACCAGCCTCAAATGAATATTTCTATAATATAGAAAATTTAGATTTATCTGGATATAGCGTAAACGATACTTTAAGATTAGCATATAGAAAAATAGACGATAATCTAGAATCTATAATAATTAAATTTTATAGCTCAAGCACTGAATATTTTGAATATGAAATTACACCACCTGCTGGAACTGGAGATCAAATTACAGAGGATATCTCCATGTCATTAATATATGCAGGAGCAACTAATCCAGCACCAGATAAATCATTAATAAATAAAATTGGTATTACAATTACTCCATCTGGAACTGACACTACCTATGTTGGTTTTGACGGATTAAGAATTAATGATGAAGATACCTTTGATCCATTTTTTGGATTAATCAGTAGATCTGTAGTTATAAATACTACAACAATATCTGGATCTTCTGGAGAAAATACAATAGAGGTTGACTCTATAAATAACCTATTTATAGGACAAAAGGTATCAGGAACTGGAATTGCAACTGGTGCAACCATTACAAATATTGAAGATAATACCATAACCTTATCAAGCAACAATACAGCAGCAGTTTCTGGTAATGGGTCTTTTTATGGAATTAAAAAAGTTGCTGGCAGATCTTTAGATATAGAATATAAATTGGATTTAGACTGGAACTAATATGACAACATATCAGGATCTATTAAAAGATACATCAGTAGCTATCGAAAATGGTAACTATTTTGTTGTAACTATTACAGATCTTGAATTAAATAAAAATTATCCAATTCAATTTAGATGGAAATATAAAGATGGAACATTTGGTCTTTGGTCTGCATCAAAAACATTAACTACCCCAGGAGAAACATTACCAGGAACACCAGATCTTCCAGTAGGAAGCGTTTCTGCAGAACCAGGTTTAATAAAAATAACATGGAATGGTAATGACGCAGCAGGAAGAGCAATAACAAATATAGATAGAGTTGATATTTATATTGATGGTTCTCCATTTGATGGCGAAAAAGCGGCAGGAAGTTTTAAAACAGCTGGAACTCAAACAATAGCCGCACCTGCAGGACAATATGCCGTTGCGTTATATGCTATATCAAGTTACGGTGCTAAGTCTGCTGTAAGTTTACCAAGATCAGTAATTGTTCCAGCTATAACAGAAACAATTCTTTCCCCAGAAGATCCAGATATTCCAATAGTAACCGCTGGATTAGCTTCTGTAATTGTTGAATGGAATGGAAAAAGATTAGATGAAAACGGAGATCCAGTAGATTTTACTAAAGGAAGTTTTGCTGGTGCAAAAGTATTTATAGGTACTACAGCAGGATTTACTCCAAGCAATGATAACTGGGTGCATACATTAAATTTTGCAAATGGATCAAATAAAGTTTCAATAGGTGTTGGAACTATTATTGATAAATCTTTAGGTACAACATTAGATTATAATACTCCATATTATGTAAAAATAGACACAGTAAATGCTAGTGGTACTGCAAACGGACAACCAGTAGCAGCAGATGGAAACCCTATTACGGTTTCTAAATTACCAGCAAGCGAAATTAGTACTGGAATAATAACTGCAGATGCATCAATTACTGCAGGTGTTTCAGGCGGACAAAGAGTAGTTATATCAGGCAGTTCATCTCCATTTATTATTTATGGAACAGATGGAACAACAAAACTATTAGAATATTTGGCAAGCGGAACAGCTGGAACACTTGCTATAAAAGGATCAGGAACATTTACTGGAAGTTTAGAAATAGGTTCTAGCAATGACATATTTAAAGCGGTACCAGCAACAGGAATTTGGCTAGGACATGCTGATTTTGCAAGTGCTCCATTTAGTGTTTCAAAAAGTGGATACTTAACATCAACCTATGGAGAAATTGGTGGTTGGAATTTAGGAAGTTCATATTTACAAAACTCAACAGGAACATTAAAAATTAATAGCGGAAGCGATCCAAATATATTTTTAGGAAGTAGTTCTGGATATCATTTTAGATTAACCCCTTCATCAATATCACATTATAATGGTGGATCTCCTACTGGAAAATTTACATTAACAGCAAGCCCTGGAAATGATAGCTCACACCTTAGCATGTCTGGAAATATTACTGCGTCTACGATAACAGGATCATCTTTTGTTGTAGAAGAATCATATAATAAATGGAATTCTGAAAAGTTTACTGTAGGAGATGCTAATACAAGAATAGAATCATTATCTAGTAGTAATGTAATTACTTTATACTCTGGTGTAGTTCCACTAGAATTTTCATCAACTGAAATAGATACAGAATCTGGAGATACTGGAAGTTCTGGATCTACGTACACTCCATTGTCCAGAATAGAGTTAACTCCAGACGGAGTTGAAATTCAAAATATACCTGGGGTTGGAAATGGATTAACAGCTTTAGGAAGCCTTGAATATAATAATAGCGGAGCACCTAATACTGCTATAACACAATATATTAGTGGTGGATATCCAAGTACTGGTACAAATGGCCCAACATATAATTATGGAAAGGCTGCAAGATATAGAGTAATTATTGCAGATCCATATGATGATAATAAATTAAAACGTGGACTTGGAGTTTATTATGGAGTTCGTAGCGGAACCAATAACCCACCATCAGCAAGCACAGGCTTTGTCGGAGACCTTTGGATAAGTTGGTAATTAATGACAGCAAAAACATATTTAAAGGTTACTCCAAGTACATGGAAAGCTGTAAAATATATATATGTTAAAGTAACACAAAGTACCTGGAAAAAAGTAAAAAATATATATGTAAAAATATCTCCAACTGAGTGGACAAAAACATTTGGAACAGTTGACTCACCAACACAATTAACTAGACCTACATTATCAGGAACGGGTAGAGTTGGAACAAGCATTACCAAATCACCAGGAACATATAGCAATTATGATTCAATTGTAAATAAAATATTTTATACCACAGATGAAACTTTGCCAGGAGATGGATATAGCGAAGAGGTAATTTATGGAAATACTAAATCAACATCTTCATATACAATAGACCAAACAGATGCTACTCCACCACCAAACATTTTTTATTCAAGAGATGAAGTTACTGGAACAGATGGTATAACTAAATATTATTATTACAGTGATCCACTGACTGCTACCATGCAAGGTATAGAAGATAACTTTAACAATAGAACAACTACAAGCGGATTAGGTATTGCAAGCGGAGGATTTATTTATAGCTCCTATGCTAGAAATACAAGTTCATGGAGTGTAAGTGGTGGAAAAGCAATAAACAATAGTAATGGAAGTGGTTATCCCCTACAAAGTGTTGATTTAAATTCTTCTAATCAAAATACATCAATAGATACATCAGGTGGTGGACTAGGACTTGCTGTATGGGTTGCATCTGCAAATTCTTGGTGGGCAGTAGTACCAGAGTACTCTTATGAAATTGAACCAGGACTTGCATACAATTGTACTAGTAATAAAACTGGAACAGAAGAAGAATGTAATGCCGTTTCATATGTTTCAGCTAATATTGAAGGATCTGCATATACAATTTCTGATGTAGGCAAAAGATGTACAGCATGTACAACAACATCTAGCTTATATAATTATTCATGTACTAATGATGTAAGAGTATTAAATGCAGGAGATCCGTGTCCAGAATATGAAAATTGGAGCTCTGCAATGCCTGGCGGAGAAAATACAGTTTGTTCAGGATCCTGTACAGAATCTTATGAATATGTATGTACATCTGATTGGGCATTGAATCAGCCAGATTGTAGCGGATTATTAATAAGGCCAGATCCAACAGGACCAAATCAACTTTGTGCATGTGAAAGTTATAGTGAAGTAGTAGCAATATGTCCATCATATTATAATAATAGTGGTCCTTGCAATGATTCTAATTATGGCGGATCAGCAATAGGTGATCAATGTAGTTATTGCAATGTTTCAACTTCATATGCCTATAGCTATAGAGATTCTTATTTAACTACAACTTATCCATGTAATTCACCAGCATCATGTAACGGACAAGGTTGTTGTGAAGGAATTTCATATAGACCAGATCCAACTGGTAGCGGTCAAAGATGTAGCACTTGTAATGAAACTTCTACAAGTTCTTCTACATATTCTTATTTTGTAAGATCAAGCACTGGAAGCACTACATATCCATGTAATGGATCTACTATTACTGGATCAGCTACTTGCCCAACGTATAGACCAGATCCAACTGGTGCTGGACAAAACTGTAGTGGTTGTACATCATCTACAACTACAACATATGGTTCATGTAAAACTCCAGGCGCTAATGACCCATCTGGATGCGTTAGAGCACCTGCTGGATATACAGCATGTGCCGTAGGATTTGTTAGATGTCCATCTACAACTACAACATATTCGTATACAGTTAGCACTTCATCAACAACTTATTCATGTAACGTACAAGTCTCTGGTTCTGGTTCTTGTCCATCGCCATTACCAGCAACAGGATCTGGACCAGGACAAAGATGTACATCATGTTCAACTTCTACTACCACTACATATACTTCTACATATACTTTATCTAGTTCAAGTTCAAGTTATTTATGTTCAAATTATATAACTGGACAATCAAATTGTCCAGGAGAAGGATCTGGACCAGGACAAAGATGCGGAGCATGTACAGCAACAACTACAAGTTTATATAAAACAAGAATTGCTGAAACTCAAACAAGATGGAAAACTAAAACAAGTACAACATTAACATATAATAATTATAAAACTAGACAATATTTAGGAGCAGTAATTTATAAATCTTGGAAAGAGGTAGAAGAAGTACAATCTGATGCATATACATATAATTCAAATTTAAGTATATATTCATATTCTTCTGGAACATTAACATTACAAAATTCAATCGTTGTTAGTTCTTATGCTGCACAAGCAGGATCTGAATACAGCGAACTATTGTATCCAACAATTACAAAGGTAGCTGCAGTTACTACTGGAAATACAATAAATGCTTTAGGATATGTAGGCACATATTTTGATACTACATCTGCCACAAATACTGGCACTAAAGGAACATCTGTAGGACTAGTTAGCCTTCCAGCAGTTGAAAAAATAGGTAATCAATTAGACAATTTCTCAGCATAATTGCTGTAGACAAAAATAAATATATTATGTATAATATATAAAAAGGAGAAAAATGGCAGAAGAAATACTAGAGCCTGGTCAAAGACCAGAACTACCACCAGTAAAAATAGCATTTGTTATTGATGGAGAAGTTGTAGATATTTTACACACAGATGAAAGATTAGGTGCAATATTTACAAGTAATCCAATTATAAAAAATGTAACTGGAAATTTATATACAGATGAAGGCGGTATAGTTTCAGTAGGAGCACTGTACGATGCAGAAACTGATACCTTTAGCCCTAAACCAATAGAGGAATAATATGTCAGAAAAAACACCTTTTCAAATTTGGAAAGAAAAAAATGCTGGTGACAAAGTTCGCCCTTGGGACTTATTAAATCCAAAAATTGGAAGAGTAGATGAAGAAACATTTAAATATAGATATGAAAATCATTGTTTAAATTGTCCATCATTAATTAAAGCATCAAAAACTTGTAAAAAATGTGGATGTTTTATGACAGAAAAAGCTAAATTGCCACACGCTAGTTGTCCTTTGGGTAAATGGGGAGCAATAACTGAAACAAAGGATGTTATTTAATGGAGCTATCAGTACCAGAAAAAAATGCTATTATAAATGAACATTTAAAAAGTGTAGTAAATAATATTTATAATATAAATATGTTAATAATTCAAGAGTCTGCTATCACACCAATTAATCAAGAAGTAGTAGATGCATTAAATATACAATTAGAAAATGCTTTTTTAAAGAAAGAAGCGCTACAAGCAGAACTAGAGAAAGTAAATAATGAGTCAGGAGAATAAGGCAAATTTAGTAATAACAGCCCTACAACAGCGTATTGGAGAAATGGTATCTAATTATGAAACTCAAATTGCAATTTTACGGGCAGAGATTACTCAACTTATGGAAGAAAAAAATGCTAAATTACAGGCTAAAGAAGAATACTCAGAGCATCTTAGTAACCTCACCAACTAATTTTCCATCTGGAATTGCTGTTAAAACATCTAAAGATGTTTATTGGATAAAAGATAATAAACGATATAGGCTTATATCTAAAAGAGCAGCGGAGTCATGGGCATTTAATACCGTAAATGCAACAGAAGAAGCATTAAGTTTAACTAAATTGGCTGGCAAGCTTGGATTTAGAGATGGAACTTTGATAAAAAACATAGCAGATGGTAAAATGTATTTAATATCTCAAAATAAAAAGAGGCATATAGTAGACCCAGATTCATTTATTAAATATGGAATAGATAGATCAAAGGTTATAGAGGTAAGCGAATCAGAAGCAAATTCGCATGAATTAGGAGAAAATTTATAATGACCGAAAAATGGAAAGCAGTAACATTTAATGAGGGTGCTCCATTTGACCCAAATGATTTAAATCAATTACAATCTAATCTAACAGATGTATTTACAACATCTAAGTCTTTATTAAATGCTACAAGAGATTCTAGTGGTCAAAATAGAGTTGCAATTGTTGATCAAGGTTTTGTAACAATAACATTGAAAGGCACCACCCCAGTAAATCAAACAGTAACATTTACATCATCATTTGTTGCTGGAACAGATACTGGATTTGTAGCGTCTGTAGGACAAGCATTAACAGCAGCATTAGGAATAGTCTCAGTGTCAGCAGTTAAAAATTCTACAGGTACAGGCGGAACTATTTATGTTGCTACTAGCAATGCTAAAGCAACTGGAGATATAAAAATTAATTGGATGGCAGCCCAACTTAAAACAATATAATGCTTGACAGGATATAACAATATGTTAAAATATAGCATATTGCACAAAGTCACGAAACCGTGACTTTTTTAATTTAAGGATAATAGATGTCTAATGATCTAAAATGGATGTTGTCATCAGATCAACAGTTCCCGTATCAAGATGATAAAGCCATTAAGCTTTGGTTTGAGGTAATGAAATGGTTCAAGCCAGATGTTGTAGATATTTTAGGAGATACAGACGACCAAGCCTGTTATAGTAAATATACAGAAGGCAGATCAGCAGAGTTTCTTAAGATGTATAAAGATGAAAATGGCGCAGCCATTATTCCATTAATGCAACATGAAGCAAAAGGTGCTCGTGATTTTTTTGCTCAAAATAGAAAAGTAGCTGGCAAGGATGCAGAATTATTTACTGCTTTAGGAAATCATGATGTTAGAATTTTTAATTATATAGACGCAAAACTTCCTGATTATATTAAAACAGTAACACCAGAATCTTTATGGAATTTAGATTCATTAGGTTATGATTATATTTATTATAATGAATTACCTAAAAAGCGTTATGGAGATATCCATGTTCATCACGGATTATCTGTAGCAGACACTGGTGCAGTGCGTAAAGATATGAATGATCTTCAGGTTTCATTAATTCGTGGACATTCACATAGAATTGCTTCACACTTTCAAACATATGAATTAAGGAATAAAGGCAAAGGTGAAACTATTCGTGGGTACGAAATTGGACATATGTGTGATGAAAAGAGTTCTGGCATGAAGTATTCTCAGCACCATGATTGGCAAAAGGGATTTGCTATTGCACATATTGAAAATGGTAAATGGCCACATGTTCAAATTATTGAAATATCACCAGACTATTCTTGCGTGGTAGATGGAAAGGTGTTCAAAGTATAAAATGTGGTGTGCTAAATGTTCTGGCAGAGTATTTGTAGATAGAGTATTTTCTCAAAAACTTCATGTAGAGCTATTCTGTATTTTATGTGGCAAAAGGTGGATGATCAACAAAGAAACGAATAGATTTGGAAGATGGTTAGAAAAACAAGATCGGGAATACGCAAAAAATTTCTCTATTTCTTCTTGAATAATAAATTACATAAAGTAATTAGATTATCAAAAGCAAGAGACGAGTTAATTGCTTGGTGCTATACAGATAAAAAAAGAGTGCTGTATTCATATGTAGATGTTAAAAAAAATATGGAAAACGCATATACTATAAAACAGGTGGGATTAATAATAGGAAGACATAAAGTTACTATTGAAGAATATATACTTCAAGGTAAAATTAAAGAGCCACAGAAGGTGTATCCAATAAGTAATCCAGATAGTAAATGGTATAAATTTATGTTTAGTGAATCAGATATACTTAAATTACATGAATATATATTAGAAGCTGGATATACTAAAGACCTTCCATCAAAAACACAATTGCAGGCTCTTCTCAAACAGAACATGATATTGTATACTAAGACCGTTGACGGTTCATTTGTACCTGTATGGAAGGCGGAGTAATGTCAAATAGAATAGTTAAATGTGATATGTGTAATAAAGAAATTGAATTGCGCTGGGGAATATTTGGACATGACACATTAAATAGACATATAAAGGCAGAGCATAAATGACCACAGTAAAAGTTGATCTATCATTTACTCGAAATCTTGGAAACTATGAAAGTATAAAAATAGGTATTGGCGTAGAGGATGAAGTACGTTCTGGAGAAAATGTCGATACAGCAACAGAACGTGTTTATAAATTTGTAGAAGATAAACTAATTCAAAAAACACAAGAAGTAGAAGAAGAGTTAAAACGTGGCAAATAATAAAGAGGCATATATTCTTTTAACAATGTATCAAAATATGTATAAAGAAAAATATGGTAAACTTCCTTCTTTAAATAAGTATAGAGAAAAATGGGCCATGCAAGATGTTGTTGATAGTATAGGGTATGAACGTGCTAAAGAATTATTGCAATATTATTTTACAACTGGTAAACATGGACATCCGCTTCAGTTTTTCTTTTTTAATTTTGATAAAATTGATATAATGCAAAAAGAAATTGAAAAAGATAAAAGAAATCGTAAAATATTACAAGAAGCAACTAAGAAATTAGTAGAGGGAGAAGAGTGAATACAGAAGCTACATTAATATCTGCTGTATGTAAAAATAAAGATATAAGCACCCTATTAGCAGATAATGTTGATGACTTATTTACATCTCATAGGGATATTTGGGAAGGTCTTAAATCATATTATTATAAATTTAAAGCAGTTCCTGAAACTGGTGTGCTTCAAGAAAAATTTAAAGATTTCGAACCAGACTTAAACGTAAAGGCAGAAACTGGATATTACCTAGACAAATTAAAAAATGAATATTTATCTGCACGATTAAAAAGTATTATTCTTCAAGGTGGATCTGCATTAAAAGAAGATGCAGCCTCTAGAGTATTAGCAGATATGCAAAGTAAACTTGCTGGACTTGCTAGGTTTACTAATAATGTAAGAGACTTAGATGTTACAGACCTAGAAGCAGCAGAAAGACATTTTATGTCTGTAAAAGATAGATCTTCCGCAATGGGCGGAAGTCCAGGAATAAAAACTGGATTTGAAGCAATTGATAAAGCATATCCTACAGGAATGGCTCCAGGACATTTAATTGTTGCAATTGGTTGGCCAGGAAAAGGTAAAACATGGTTTACTTCATATCTTGCATGTAAAGCTTGGGAGCAAGGATTTAAACCAATGATTATTTCTCTAGAAATGTCGCCAGAAAATATGCGTGATCGTATTTATACAATGCTTGGCTCAGGTTTGTTTAAGGCATCAGATTTATCAAAAGGTGACATTAATATAGATGATTTTAGATCATGGGGTAATAAAAAGTTTGAAAATAAAAATGGATTTATTCTTGTTTCAAATGAAGGCGCAGGAGATGTAACTCCAGCAACAGTACAAGGTAAAATAGATCAGCACAAACCAGACCTTGTTATTTTAGATTATCACCAATTATTTAATGATAATAAAAGAAGTAATTCTGAAGTAGAAAGAAATAGAAATATATCTCGTGAGTTTAAATTACTTGCTGTAACAAACAACATACCAGTTATTGATATTACTGCTGCTACAGCAGACGATATCTCAGATCAAGAAAATCCACCAATGATGTCTCAGGTTGCATGGTCTAAAGCTATTGAATATGATGCTGATATGGCTATGGCTATTCATAGATATCCTCAAACAAATCTTATTGAAGTTGTTTCTAGGAAAAATAGACATGGTCATGATTTTGACTTCCATTTAGATTGGGATATCAATAGAGGTATTATTAAAGAGTTATACGATTATGTACCACCACAGCCAAATTAAAAGATTTCAAATTGATGTAGAGTTTAGAGACGATTCAGATATTATTAGACTCAAAAATCAATATGAAAATATGTTAGTTCATCAAATGAGAGACAAAGGATATTCTAGAGTACTTGACATAGACACCGCATTTTCAGTAGAATTTACTGGTGAGACATGGAAGTTCTTAATGACTATTTATGGAATACATACAGGAAGGCGGAAGGCATGGGAATCAGAGGGAATAACACAAGGCAAGTTAATTCCACGCAATATGCGCCAAACCATATAAAATCAGTAGTTAAAGAAATAGGATTAAGAATTATTAGTGAATCTAATAATAATTTAGTTATATATTGTCCATTTCATAATAATACTCATAGTCCAAGTTTTTATATTAGCGAAGATAATGGAGCATGGCTCTGTTTTAACCCTTCATGCGGTGAAACTGGTAACATAATTCAGCTAGTTAAAAAAATTACTGGTAAAAATGATTTTGAATCTATAAGGCTGGTTGCAGCAAAGGAAGCACAGGCTTTAGATAATTTTGATGAAACCTTAAATTCAGTATTAGAAGATAAGCCTGAGTTTATTGAATTTGATCAAAAAAAATTAGATGAATTATATATGGAATTAACATTTAATAAATTAGCTAGAGATTACTTTGAGTCTCGTGGAATAAATCAAGAATCTATAACATATTTTAAATTAGGATATTCTGAATCTCAAGGCATGGCTATTGTCCCAGTGCATAGCCCAGACGGAATTCCAGTAGGACTAGTTGGCAGATCAATATCAGAAAAGAAATTTAAGAATAGCACAAACTTGCCAAAGAACAAAACATTATTTAACATACATCGTGCTAAAAAAATAGGTGACCATGTAATAATTGTAGAATCAAGTTTTGATGCTATTAGAATACATCAATCTGGATTTCCAAATGTGGTAGCCACACTAGGTGGACACATATCTACAGATAATATTAATTTATTAAATAGATATTTTAACAAAATTATTATCATGACAGACGCAGATCAAGCTGGCAGAGAATTAGGAATATCAATATCTAATAAATTAAAGAATAAAGACATCTTGTGGGCTTCTTATTCTTATGGTAAGATATATCCACATGATGCAAAAGATGCAGGAGATATGTCAGAAGAAGAAATAAAAATATGTATTAAAAATGCAGTTTCTGATATTGAATACAAATCTTGGAATTTATGATATAATAAAAAGACAGATAGATCTATACTATCAACTACAGAAAGAGGAAGCAAAATGGGTCTTGTAAAAGGACTAAAAGATTTAAATAAAGTAATGGATAAACCGCAATCATCTAGCGGAGACGGCAGTAAAGCTCGTTGGGTTAAATTAGATGACTCAGAAAGTGTTAAAATTAGATTTTTACAGGAATTAGATCCTGACTCTCCACATTATAATGAAAAAAATAGTTTAGGTTTTATTGCTGTTGAGCATACAAATCCTAAAGACTATAAGCGTAAAGCTTTATGTACAATTGATGACCAAGGAAAATGTTGGGGATGTGAGCAGCATCGTAAGGATTACAAGGCAGGATGGAAAGGCCGTTCCCGTCTTTATATCAATGTCCTTGTAGATGATGGCAAAGAAGAGCCATATGTTGCCATCTTGTCTCAGGGTAGTAGTGGAAAGACTATTACTCCTACATTAATTGAATATGCTGGCGAAATGGGTAGCATTTCAAATTTAATGTGGCGCATTAAGCGTACAGGCACAAAAACAGATACCAGTTATACAGCAATCCCTCTTGCTAAAGATGAAACACCATTTGATTCATCTGGATTGGAACTGTACGAATTGGAAAAGGTTGCAGTTCGTGACCTACCCTATACAGAGCAAGAAGCCTTCTTTAATGGTGAAGGCGGAGAAGAGCCATCAAACGCAACAGGTAGCGTAGAGTGGTAAATTAAATAAATAGGGGCTGGCTATTGTCAGCCCCTATATTATTTAGTAGAATGCTTTTATGACAAATTTTGCTCACCTACATGTCCATAGCTATTACAGCTTAATGGATGGATTAAATTCACCCAAAGCTCTAGCAGAAGCTGCAAAAAATAATGGACATACAGCAATTGCTATTACAGATCATGGAACATTATCTTCTCATAGAGAAATGCAATTAGCATGTAAAGAAATTGGAATTAAGCCAATATTAGGTGTAGAGGCATACATATCACCAACAGATAGGTTTGATAGATCATCTAAAACAGATAAAAGTATTCAGGCATATAACCATATTATCCTTTTAGCCAAAAATATGAAAGGTTTAGAAAATATAAATATTTTACAAGAAATTGCTTGGAACGAAGGATTTTATCATAAACCACGTATTGATAGAGAGGTATTAAAAGAATATGCGGAAGGTATTATTGTACTTAGTGGATGTCTTAATGGTCTTATTAGTAAATGCATTGAACGGCAGGAGTTCTCAGAAGCAAAACTTATACTCAAAGATTTTAAACAAACTTTTGGCGAAGATTTTTACATTGAGGTTCAATCTCACAACCCACAAGAAATAAATAATAAATTATTAGAGTTTGCAAAAGAACTAGACATCAAACCAGTTGCAACATCAGATTCTCATTTTGCTAAAAAAGAAGACAAGGTTTTAGTTGAAGCTATGTTAATTCTATCTACATCTCCAAAATCAGATAAAGAATCAGATTTTGAGATGTCTAGAAATATAAGTAATATGATGGATAGGTTTAATTATTTATACCCAAATAGGAAAATATCATTTCAAGAACAAAATCTCTGGATTCAGTCTAGAAAAGAAATAGAAGAAGATTTTAATAAAGTTGGGATAAATCGATCAGATATTTTTGATAATACAATAGAAATTGCTAATAAAATTGAAGAATACGATTTTAATAGTGGTCTAGACCTCCTCCCAGTACCCAAGACGGATGCAGATCAGAAACTGGCTGAGATGGCCTTTAAAGGCTTAGAAAGCCTACATCTGACCTCATCATGGCTAGGAAATGACATATATGAGCAAAGA